GATTTGATATGATTGTATGATTAGATATGATATGATTGCAAGTATGATTGGGGATATGATTGGGAATATGATTGGATATGATATGATTTCGTGAATCAAGGCCCACGACTCTGAAAAGTTTGAACCCTCTCTGCTTGGTACTTGGTAGCAAGATAAAAACTTGACCACCACATTTTTGATGTTTGATATGCCAATTGATCTGATAGTTTGAAAGTCCTAAATTCTTGCTTTCCTTTGATTTTAATTCTAACCAAAATTCGCAACCATTTATTAAACAATTTAAATCTGGAATTCCACGAATCGTGGCACTCTCAATCCTTGTAAAGTGCCACAATTTCTGTGTTTTTTGAAGAGAATTAATTTTCTTCCAAAGTTGGGATTCATTCACTACCAAAGAAAAACCCAACAAAAAAAACTAAAAGCAAGATTATAAAAATTTTAATCATTTTAAATACTTCAAAACTATTGAAAAATCATCAGTTTCTACAAGTGGTTTTTTACCATATCCATATTCCTCAGTATCAATAATGTGAAATCTTTTACCATTTTGAATTTCTCTTTCAGAAGGGTCTTCATTGTCAATGAAAATTTGATAACCTTTATACTCAAAACTTGGACAAGTATCATTACCATAAGATACATCTTTCCATTTTTTTGGAATTTGATCTTTAATGTCAAACAAACATTTTTCAAAGTGAGTTAGATCATTATAAGTATGTGCATTAAATTCATTTACAAATTCAACTACATCATCAAGTGAATTAGTTTTTAGTAAAATTGAATCTGTACTGAGACTTGTTACAGTTATTGCCAACTGATTAATATGCACAAGCAAACCTTTTGTTTTTCCTACAACAAATTTCATTACTCACCTCTCTTTTCATCACAATATTGACGAATCATATCTTCAATATCTTCATAAGTATGAAATGTAGGATGTCCAATTTTCTCTTGTACTGAAGTAACCATTTCTTGCATTGTTGGTTGAAAATCTTGATCTCCAAAGTCAATGTCTTGTATAGCTTCACAGATATCTCTGCATTCTTGTTCGTAATAATATTCTTTAGTTTTTCCCATTTTATATCCTTTTCAATTAATGAGTTAATATAAAGTCTTTTAATTATAGTACAAAATAAAATGACAATTGTCAAATTAATTTGTTGACATATCCATTTATTTGGGAAATAATAAGATAATACTAATCGTTAACTGAAAGGATAAATTATGGGCGATAGAGTATCGATAAGCTTTGTGAATGAAATTGATTACATTCACGATAAAAGAAGAGAGGAAAGTGTACCTCTTTTCAACCATTGGGGAGGTAAAGATTTTCCTCAATATGCACTAAATTGGGTTAAAAAACTCAAAAGAGAAGTAAACGAAAAAAAAGTAGATAATATATCAACTCCATACACAAGGTTAGAACCTCAAAGAGTTATGGTTTTGTTTATTGCAGATTTGCAAAAAGATAAACGATTTGCAGATTACACTAACAAGGAAAGAATCACTCATTCAATTTATTTAGGTAAAGATAAAAATGATGGTGATAATTCTGATAATGGTCACTTTGTGATTGATATTAACTGTGAAAGAATATGGAGTTAAAATGCCTGATTTAAAACTAATATCTGTTAGTGGTGACCTTCATACAGGTGGCTTGGCAGATAAACCAACAACAATAAATATACCTTATAAAAATAAAAAAACAGTAGATGCTTTTTTAAAATACCAAACTATTTTTCACAATAGTGCAAAGGATAAATCATTTCCTAATAATAAAACATCTCAAAAAGCATTTGATAAACTTCAAGCTTGTTATGCTAAATTATTGGATGCAAAAATATTTGACAATAAATATTATTTTAGAACTGAGTGGAAGTATGATGAGTGGTAAAGTTTATGATGATTATTTTAGTCAATTAAAAGGATTTACAATAGTTGACTATGAATCAGGAACATTTCCAACTTTCATAATGAAAAAAGGCACTTCTACAATTAGAGTTGAGGTAAGCCAAGATGAAGAAGGTAATGGTGGTGGTTTTCTTTTTATTGAGAATGCCAAATAATACAAACAATATCCCACCCTTAATTGGGTGGGAGAAAGGAACAAAAATGACTACAAAAGACGAAAAACAAATTGATTGGGTTATGGATGAAGTTAGTAAAATAATAAATCAAGCCCACAAAAAGAAATATGATTGTGTAAATGTGTGGCAAGGTCTTAACCAAACTGCAATTGAATATGGTTTTGATTGTGCCCCTACCAACACAAATGCAACTATGTTTACTTTAATGAATCTAGTGGACAAACTTAAACATTTAGAAGAAGAAAGGTTGAAAAATGACTAAAAAATTAAAAACATTTATTGTAACTACAAGAGCAGTTGCAAAATGGCAATTTGAAGTTAAAGCATATGATGAATCAGAAGTAGAAGAAAAATGGTTTGATGGTGACTACAAAGAATTAAATAAAGGTTTACCAATTGACATTATTGATGAACAAGTTGATAGATATGAAGAAAAAAATTGTTAAATTTTGGATCTGAAAAAAATCAAGTTGATGGAAATTGTTTTAATTTATATGATTTTAGGCATAATTGTCTACTTTTGGCAAAATAGACGATAATATGATTGCATATGATTAGGTGATTTCTTTGATATGATTAGGTGTTACATCTATGATTGCAGAGGAATCATCAATCTTTTTCTCAAGTTGTTGCAATCTTTCCTCAAGTTGTTCTCTACTCATACCCTCTAAAGTATTATGAGTTATTTCTTTTTTATCAACAAACATACCTGCCATCTGCCCTGCTCGAAACTCTGCATTGATTGCACCTGTGTATTGACCTTTCATTTCTGCACCATTTCTCAATCGCTCAAATGTTTTAAATCTTGCTAGTTTATCTTTTTCGTACTTTTGTTGTTCTTTTTGTAATCTTTTTTCTAAATACCTACAAACATGAGGATTTAGATCTGGGTTCAATAAACGACTAGCTTGTTCATATGGTTTTCCACGAGTTGAAGTGTACCCAGCTTTTTCTGCCGCATCTGCTTTTTTCATCTGTCCCCAATTTGCTACAAGTATGTCAACAAAATTTCTTTGTTGTGCAGTTAGTTCAATAGATGTTTTTAATTGATTGGACTTTTTACCCATAATTTTCTATATACCCTTTCCTTACAATAAAAAAAAAAAAATTAAAATGCAAGGTCTTGTCCATAAGAAATTCGTTATTTTCCTACTTTTTGGGAATTTTTCCTAAAATTTTCCTAAAACTTTTTGTTATTTTTCCTAGTTTTCTGCTTATTTTCCTAGTTTTCCCAAAATTTAGTGCTATTTTACCTTTTTGTTTTTAAAAAAAGTTGTAAGGAACGACATTATAGGAAAATGATTGCAAGTATGATTTCAATATGATATATAATAAATACCTTTCGTTAATGAGGAATAGCACATAGATTTTTATGATTTATGTGCTATTTTTTTATAATGTACCTTTTTCTTGAATTCACTTGTGCAATAACTGCGGTAATTTCAATTTACATTTATGGTAATCAATCTTGGTATGCACCAATATTTGGTTTGTTTTCCCAAATATTCTGGGTCACGTGGACCGTGGTTGGTGGTCATTTTCCCATGCTTATCTTGAGCTGTGCTATGATTATAACTCATTGCAGGAATTTTAGGACTATGGGAACTAAGAAAAAGCTGAAACAAATACGGTTGAAATAACCATATCAGGAATGTTTTTTACATATTTTCTAAAAGCATCTACCTCTTTCCTTTTAACTTTTCTCACAAATTTATTATCTTCAGCGATCATTCTTTTATAAATTTTATCGTATTCTTTCCAGGCTATTTGACGTTTTGTGAAATAGATACTTCGTTTTTTTAAGGCTCTTATATAGCATTGGTTCATATCTTCTGGGTCTAATGTTCCCCACTCGCAAGCTAATCTAAAATTATCATCAGCTTCTACGATCCAATTATGAGCATTTATTTTAATAAGTGACGATTTTCTATCTGACTGATTGATTAATGTTTCGTCAAAAGCAT